CTAATAGTAATCATTTAATAGTTGAAAGACCAGATGGAACTTATTCAGTAGGTAATGCATCTACAGCAATAAACAGTTCTGCAGTTGTTAGTGATCTTTATAGTGGTAATGTATTTGAGGTTAACCAATACAACCACAGTATGGTTTCTACAAGTAATAGAGTTAGTGTTAAAAATCTTGCACCAAATACTATTCCAGTTAATTTGACTGCTGATTTAGCCTCTGATGGCACATCAATTACTGTTGGTGCTGGTAATACTTCAACGTTTACTACATCAGAAGGAATATCAACAACTAAAGGTTACGTAAAGGTTGGAGATGAGATTATATATTATAGTGCTATAACTACCGATGGTTTAACTATAGGAACAAGAGCATTTGGTGGAACGTCTCAAAGTACTCATGCAATAGGTGATCAGGTCTTTAAATATGAACTTAATGGTATTTCTTTAGTGGGTATCAATACTGTTCATGATATGCCAACTAATTCTACCTTGAATGCACAGAAGACAATTGACTCTTACTTCTTGGAAGCAAAGAGAACAGGAAGAACAAATCTACCCGATAGATCTACTGGTATAAATCAATTAAGTTTTACTGATGAAGGATTCGGTGGTGGATCGTCTGCATTGGTCTCTAAGAATTTCCAATATGATGCATTTATGCCATCATTTAATGTATTAACTCCTGGATCTGGTACAGGTATTACTGCACAATTAAGATCAGTATCAGGAACAAGTGAAGGAGGATCTGAAGCATCATTCAATGACATGGGATACACCAGTGTTGAATTTAATGAACTGAATAGATTATCTTCACCTCGTCTTCTTTGTTCAGAAGTTGATGAGCAACTTAGATTACAGAATCTGCCTAGAAATAAATCTGTTACTTTAGTAGCATCATTAACCAGTGCTGATTCTAACTTATCACCAGTTGTTGATACTATGAATGGAGCATTCTGGTTCTTAAGAAATAGATTAAATAATCCAGTATCTGATTACACTGTAGATAGTAGAGTAAGACAGATTACAGGAGATCCACATGCTGCATGTTACATTTCACAAAAAGTTAATTTAGCAAATCCATCAACTTCATTAAAAGTTTTAGTTGGTGCTTATAAAGGACCAACATCAGACTTTAGAGTTCTTTATAGATTGTTTAAACCAGATTCTTCTGAAGTTGAACAAACATATGATTTATTCCCTGGATATGATAATCTAAGAGATTTAGATATTGAAAAACAAGTCATTGATCCTGGTAAGAATAGTGGAAAACCAGATGTACCTGTTATTGCAAGTAAAGAAAATCAATTCTTAGATTATGAATTTACTGCTAATAATTTAGATGAATTTACTGGATTCCAAATTAAAATTGTTATAAGTGGAACAAATGAAGCAGATCCTCCTAGATTCCAAGATTTAAGAGTAATTGCTTTAGCATAATGATACCAGTTGAAGGGCATAAGAATCTTTATAGAGATGAAGATTCTGGTGCTATTGTAAATCATGATAACCAAGGGTATCGCCAATATCTTCAGTTAAAAAACAAAAAATTAACTGAAGAAGAGGAGATTAAACGTCTACGGTCTGATATTGATGAAATAAAATCTCTTTTATATGAAGTGTTAAATAAAAGATTATAAATATTTAAAAATATATTGATTAATAATGGCAGTATATGTATCCAATATAGTAATTGAACAAGGTTTTGATTTTGATACATCCTTTCAATTAGAGGATACTAGGACTAATGGATATCTGGATTTAGTAGGAGCTGGCACATCAGCAATGTTGAGAAAGCACTCCTCTAGTTCAACTCAGGTATCTTTTGCTACTACACTTACACAACCAGAAAATGGAGTTATATCCATTTCAATGCTTGCTTATCAAACTGTAGATATAAAGCCTGGAAGGTACGTATATGATGTACAAATAACCACACCCGAAGGGGGAACATATAAAGCAGTTGAGGGGTCAGCACTAGTTAGAGGTGGAGTAACAAGGTAATGCCAACTATAAACGATAGAATAGGTTCACAAAATATAATTAGGGTATTAGCAAATGCCTCTGCACCACCAACTCGTGTTAACAACTTGGTGGATGTTAACTCTACAAGAAAAGATGAAACTGGAGCAACTGGATATCTTTTAATCTGGGATAGGGTAACACAAAAATATAACTTAGGAAATGATATTGCAGCAGGTATAAATGTACAAGGAATTAGTACATTTACCTCTCACGTAGATTTTGGTGAAGTAAATTTTAGTGGAGTAACAACTGCACTTACTCTTGTTGCTACTGAATCAATTGCAATTGGCGAAACTACAATAGTTAATACTGATAGACAATTACAGAATATCGCATCTCTGGATGCCACAACAACAGCAACTATAGAGTCTGCAATTACCAATGCACCCAATACGTTTACTGATTTACAGATAACTGGACTTTCAACCTTTATTGGGGCATCTAGATTTAATTCAGTTGCTACTTTTAACTTAGGTCTTAATGTTGCAACTGGTGTAGCAACATTTACTCCTGCAGTTGATATGGATGGGGGTCTAGATGTTTCTGGTGGTGTAGGTTTAAATGTAGTTGGACATACTGAGTTAGATAATCTAAATGTATCTGGTGTCTCCACATTTGTTGGAGTATCTACTTTCAGTGGAGATGTTTATATTGGTGGAGATTTATATCTAAAAGATGATTTAGTATTAGATAATATTACTGGTAATAGTCTTAAAATAACTGGTATTTCAACTTTTGATGGTCTTGTTGATATTAATGCTGGTGGTCAGGCAAACACGTTTAAAGTTGAAGATTTAACTTCTGGACGTGTTGTTCTTGCTGGTACTGGAGGAGAGATTGAAGATAGTGCAAATCTAACCTTTAATGGCACAACTCTTGCTCTTACTGGTGCTCAAACAATTAGTAGTAATCTGACTGTTAGTGGTAACGTTTCTATCGCAGGAACTCTTACTTACGAAGATGTAACTAATGTAGATTCTGTTGGTATTGTAACTGCTGGTAAAGGAGTTAGAGTAACTACAGGTGGAATAGTTGTAACTGCAGGTGTATCTACGTTCTCTGGGGATATTGATGCTAATGGAGGTTTAGATGTAGATGGACATACTGAATTAGATTATGTAAATGTATCTGCTGCATCTACTATTGTTGGAATATTAAAGGTAACTAATGCCACAGAAGCTAATAATACTACTACTGGTGCTATAGTTGCTACTGGTGGTATAGGTGTTGGTGGTCAAATAGTTGCAGCAGGAACAATAAATGCTGAAGGGGGATTAATTGTTGCTACTGGTGCTGTTCTTGACACTGCTAGGGTTACTGATTTAACTGCTACTAGAGTTGTTTATGTTGGAGCAAGTGGAGAACTTCAAGATAGTACTAATTTAACTTTCGATGGCACTGAATTATCAGTAGGATTAATTGATGGAGGATCGTATTAATGGCAAAACCAACCACTAAACAGGAATTAAAAGATTTTTGTCTCAGAAGATTAGGTGCTCCAGTATTGGAGATTAATGTATCAGATGAACAAATAGATGATGCTTATGACGATGCTCTTCAACTTTTTCAAGAGCGTTGTTATAATGGTGTTGAAAGAATGTATCTTAAACATCAAATTACTCAGGAAGATATTGATAGAGGAAAGGCGACTAATGAGGATGGTAGTACCAATACAGTTGGTATTGTAACTACAACTGCTACTTCTACAAGTATAAGTGGATTAGCTGATCCAATCACTAGTAAGTGGTATGAAACTTCCAATTTTATACAAATTCCAGATTCTGTTGTTGGTATAGAAAAAATATTTAAATTTGATGCAAGTACCATTTCTGGTGGAATGTTTAGTATTAAGTATCAATTATTTTTAAATGATGTTGCATTTAATCTTGGATATAATGGTCTTTTGAGTTATGCCATGACAAAATCATATCTTCAAGATATTGATATGATGTTAACTACAGATAAGCAGATAAGATTTAATCAAAGACAAGATAGATTATATTTGGATATTGATTGGGGTTCTTCAGTTAAAGATAACTATATTATTGTTGACTGTTATAGAGCATTAGATCCAACTGAATTTACAGGTGTTTTTAACGACCCTTTCATAAAAAACTATCTGACTGCTCTTATTAAAAGACAGTGGGGACAAAATTTAATTAAGTTTCAAGGAGTTAAACTTCCTGGTGGAATTGAATTAAATGGAAGACAATTATATGATGATGCTGAAAGAGATTTAGAATCAATAATTTCTAAGATGTCATCCGAGTATGAAGTACCACCTCTTGATTTGATAGGTTAATAAACAATGGGATTAAATCCATATTTTTTACAAGGTTCTCAAAACGAACAGTTTTTAGTTCAAGATCTGATCAATGAACAATTGCAGACCTATGGAGTAGAAGTATATTATCTTCCTAGAAAAGTATTTAAAACTGATAATATTATTAGAGAAGTTCAGTCATCTAAATTTGATGACTCTTTTTTAATTGAAGCATATTTAAATAATTATGAGGGATATAATCCTGGTGCAGATTTGATGACCAAGTTTGGTTTAAGATTGACCAATGAAGTTAGTCTTACCATTTCAAGAGAAAGATATGAAGATTTTATTGCTCCTTGGTTGGAGGGTATGAGATCAGGAATTGAAGAAGGATATAATACAGATTGGACTTTTGAAGATTTAGTTGCACGACCAAAAGAAGGGGATTTAATCTATTTTCCTCTTGGAGAAAGATTATTTGAAATTAAAAGAGTTGAAGGTGAAAAACCTTTTTATCAATTAGGTAGAAATTATGTTTATGAATTAAGTTGTGAACTTTATGAATATGAAAATGAACAGATTGATACTAAAGTTAATGAAATTGATAGTGCTCTAGAAGATGAAGGATATACTACTACTGTACAATTAGTTGGAGCTGCTACTACTGCTGTTGGTGTTGGATCAACAGGAATAACTGGAATGATTGGATTTATAGATTTAATAAATGATGGTTCGGGATATACTGCTACACCTGAAGTTGAAATATCTGCACCTCCAAATTATCCTACTTCAGGAGTACAAGCTACAGCTGTAGCAATAACAACAACCATTGGTAAGATTAAATCGGTGAAAGAAATTAGATTGATTAATCCAGGTAGTGGATATAGTGCAGATAATCCACCATTAGTTTTATTAACTGGTGGTAATGGAGTAGGTGCTGCTGTTACAGTGGGTGTTGTTAATGCTGGTATCTCTACTATTGTTATATCTCAAAGAGGTAGAGGTTATACAGGAACTCCTACGTTAACATTTAGTGACCCTCCTGCTGGTGTAGGTAATACAACAGCAACTGGTGTACCAATTATAGACAGTCTAGGTATTATACAGGAAATACAGTTTACTAATGCTGGTGCTGGATATATTGCTGATCCTACAGTTACATTCTCTGGTATAAGTAGTACTGGAATTGGAACTTACATATATAACGAAGTAGTAACTGGTCAACTTTCTGGCACAGAAGCATTCGTTAGAGACTTTAAGATACTTACAACTGTTGATGATGTTAATCCACCAGTTGAACTGAAAGTTTCTCTTAATAGTGGAGCGTTTACTCCAGGTGAAGAAATTGTTGGAGGTATCAGTTCCGCTAGATATGTATGCCTATCTTACAGTTCAGATAGCGTTGATGATCAATATGATTCTAATGCTGAAATTGAATTAGAAGCAGATAACTTACTTGACTTTTCAGAAGGCAACCCATTTGGAGATTATTAATTTATGTTAGGCACTTATTATTATCATGAAATTATGAGGAAAACCATTATTGGTTTTGGTACTCTTTTTAATCAAATTTATATTAAGCATGAGAATAAAGATGATACAACTCTTGATGATACAAAAGTGGGTCTTGCTTATGGTCCACAACAAAAGTTCTTTGCAAAGATTAGAGAACAAGCTAATTTAACAAAAGCAGTTGCAATAACTTTACCAAGAATGTCATTTGAAATGACTACTATTTCATATGACCCAACTAGAAAATCAGGAATAACTCAAACATTTAAGGCAAAAGATGGTTCAAATATAAAGAAAGTCTTTATGCCAGTTCCTTACAATATTGGATTTGAATTAAGTATATTTTCAAAGTTAAATGATGATGCATTACAAATCGTAGAACAGATATTACCATATTTCCAACCATCATTTAATATAACAATTAACTTAATTAAATCTATTGGAGAAAAGAGAGATATTCCAATCGTATTAGATAATATTTCATTTAGAGATGAATATGAAGGAGATTTTTCTACAAGAACAGCATTAATTTATACTCTACAATTTACTGCAAAAACCTATCTATTTGGTCCTGTATCTGATAGTAGTGATGGACTTATTAAGAAAGTTCAAGTCGATTACTCTACAGATATGCCACCATCAGGCAGAAGACAAGTACGTTATGTTGCCACACCTAAGGCAGTTAAAGATTATAACAATGATAACGTTGCAACTCTAAAAGAAGATCTAACTGCATCTGAAACTAGAATTACTCTTGATTCAACTACTGGATTAGCAGTTGATAATAGATTTATAATAGACAGTGAAATTATGAAGATTAGAACTGTTGAGGATGCGACTACAATTATTGTTTGGAGAGGATTTGACAGTACTGTTGCTGCAGAACATGTTTCAGGTATATCTGTTAATTTATTAACTGAGGCTGATGATAAATTAATAGATCCTGATGATGATTTTGGATTTAATGAATTTACCACTGAATTTGATGATGGATTAGTATACAGTCCAACTAAACAACAAGACGTACTTAATCCATAGTGAATACCATGTCTAGTTATGATTCCATAGATGAAGCATTAAATACTACTAGTGCTATTGAAGTAAGCAGTACACCAGAAAATGGTTGTGTAAAAAGAAAAGACCAACTTAAAGATATAAGTGGTGATGTTGAAAAAGATTATGAGTATACTCGTGCTAATTTATATTCTTTGATTGAAAAGGGACAAGAATCTCTTAATGGTATCATGGAATTAGCAGGTGAAAGTGCAAGTCCAAGAGCATATGAAGTTGCAGGACAGATTATTAAATCTGTTGCTGATACAACTGATAAGTTAATGGAATTGCAGAAGAAGGTTAAAGAAGTAGATGAAGAGAAAAATAAAACAACTAATAATGTCACTAATAATGCTTTATTTGTAGGGTCAACATCAGAGTTATCTAAGATGTTAAAAGATGGTATCCTAAATAATAATGATAAAGATTCTGTATAAATGAAAATTTCATTACCTCTTAATATAGAAATTCCTTCTAACCCAACAGATTTTAATCTGGGTTTGATGTTTAGAGAGAGTTTAGATCAAAATAGTGGAATGCTTTTTGTCTTTGAAGAAATGGGACAAAAATCTTTTCATATGAAAGATACTAAAATACCTCTTGATATTGCTTTTGTTAAGGAAGATGGAACTATTGAAAGTATTAAGGAGTTACTTCCATTATCAGTTATTCCTATATCATCAAATGGTCAAGTTCTTTATGCTCTAGAAGTTAATAGAGGGTGGTTTAAAGAAAACAATATAGAAGTGGGAGATAATATATTTGAATCTGATTTAGCATCAAGAAAGAAAGAACTTCGTTTAAGGCAAATAGATCAACAGAAAAAATGGAGACCTAATACAACTTCAATACAAAGAGATAGGGAGAAAGCACAAATGAAACAAGAAATTAAACAGGAATTAAGTCAACAAGAATCTGTTACTATTGAAAATTCTGATGGAGTAACTTTTGCTAGAGTTATGGATATTGTTGGGCCTGCTCAAATGAAACCTGTTGTTAATAGTGATGGAGTTTGGAAAGGTACTGAAGTTGTTCATGAGAATGCTGGTCCTGGCACGGAAGATCAACAACAAAAACAAATTGATTCAAAACAGAAGAAAGCAGATCAAATAAAAAAACAAGTTTTACTTAAAAAATTACAAGCAGTAAGATCAGGAGGAGGTAGTGAAATTATGGCATCATACGACTGGAAATCTGATAAGAGTATGAGAATTAATAAACTTACAGAGGGTTCTTTACACAAATGGTTCAAAGGTTCTAAGTCTAAAGATGGTAAAGGTGGATGGGTTAATGTAACTACAGGTGGAAC